TTTCAGCAAATGACTTTCACCGTGCATGATGAGCAAGCCGAGGATGTGCAAGCGGCAATCGCGAAGGCAAAAGGCATGGGACATGGAGAATCCGCCGTAAACGAGAACAGCAATGGAAACGCGCTGGCGTTCATCTGCCAATCATTCAACCGAGCAAATTCATGAGCGCGAAAGACATCATCGTAAAGCCAATTTCATCAAAAGACGCGGCGCGGATCGTGAAGTCGTGCCATTATTCGGGGAAGGTGGTGCAGAACTCGCAGCTTCACTTCGGGGTCTTCCTCAACGGCCGGTGCGGCGGGGCCATGCAGTTCGGGCCGTCGCTGGACAAGCGGAAGATCCAAGGGCTCGTCGAAGGCACCGGCTGGAACGGGCTCATCGAGCTCAACCGGATGGCCTTCGCCGACTGGCTGCCGCGCAACTCCGAAAGCCGGGCGATTGCCGTGGCGATGCGATTGATCCGCAAGGCGTATCCCCACATCGAGTGGGTCATCTCGTTCTCCGATGCCACCCAATGCGGCGACGGGACGATTTACCGTGCGAGCGGGTTCGTGCTGACGGGGATTAAGGAGAATTGTGAGCTTTGGGACGTGCCTGGGTATGGCAAGCAGCACGGTATGAATTTTGAATTTGCTCGGCCAACTCCAATGCAGCGAGAGCTTCGCGAAAAGTTGAACATGCCAGCCGCAACCGTCACGAAGCTTATGCAAGCGGCAGGCGCTCGCCCCCTTCCCGGCTTCCAACTCCGCTACATCTACTTCCTGAACCCCACCGCAAAATCCCGCTTGACAGTTCCAATACTTCCGTTTAGTGAAATTGAGCGTCGCGGCGCTGGAATGTATCTCGGCAAACCAAAACGCGTTGACAGCATGGGTGGCCATGCGTCCGACATCCAGTCGGAAGAAGGCGGTTCGACTCCGACCTCAACGCTCCAATCTTTACCCGAATTTGAAGCATGAGCGCAAAACCGAAAAAAGCAGGACGGCCCAAGCTCGAGATCGACGCAGACCTTGTGAAAAAGCTCGCCGAGATTGGTTGCCCAAACAAGGAAATTGCATCGTTCGTCAGCTGCTCCGTCGATACGCTCGATCGCAATTTTGCGGACGTAATTGCAAAAGGAAGGGAAAATTGCAAAACGCGATTGCGGAAAAAGCAGATCGAGGTCGCGCTTGCCGGCAACGTGACGATGTTGATTTTCCTCGGCAAGAACATGCTCGGGCAGGCCGACAAGCAGGAAATCAGCGGCCCGGATGGCGCGCCAATCACGCAGGCCGCAGTTTCGCTGACGACCGAGCAAGAAAAGAACCTCGCCGCGCTGGTTGAAATCGCGCGTGCGAACGCCAGCAAATGAGCCCGACAGAGTTCTGCGTGCGAAAGCTCGGCATCGTGCCTTACATGTGGCAATGCGATGCGATGGAGGCCGTCGCCATGGAGCGCCCGAGCTCGATTGTGGCAGCGAACGGAAGCGGCAAGACTGCAGTTTTGGTTGCGCCATTGATCCTCTGGTTTCTCAACGAGTATCCGCGCGGACAAGTGATCTTCACCTCCGGCTCATGGATGCAGATTGAAAAGCAGCTATGGGGAGCGGTGAAGCGCTTTTCGCGCTTGTTCCCGACATGGCGCTTTATGGCTGACGAGCTGCGCACGCCCGAGGGCGGCTATGCCTATGGATTCAGCACCGACAACCCCGGAAGGGCTGAGGGCCATCACCCGAAAGTGAGCTCGGACGTCGATCCAGTGTTCCTGATCATCGACGAGGCTAAGACCGTTCCGAACGGAATTTTTGAGGCATTCGATCGATGCACCCGGCGCTTTGAGCTTTGGGTGTCATCGCCCGGAGCGCCCCGCGGTCAGTTCTACGAATCGCACCGAGCCAAGAACGGCCTTTACTTCACGCGCAAGGTCACAAGCGCAGAATGTCCACACATCCCGCAAGAGCGGATCGATCGCGACCGCGAAAAATACGGCGAAGATCACCCGTGGTTCCGCTCAAAGCATTTGGCGGAGTTCACCGAGGACAATGACCTGCTTTGCTTGTCACCGCTTGCCCTCACCAACGCGCTCGCCAACCAGCCGAGCAAACAGGAAGCTGGGCAAATCGTCGCCTTCTGTGACTTTGCCGCCGGGCGAGATGAAAACGTGCTGGCCCTGCGCCGCGGGAATCACGCGCGGGTCATCAAAGCATGGCAAGAGCGCGACACGATGCAGGCCGTCCGACAGTTCGTGCAGATGTTCAAGGAAGAAAAGCTGACGCCCGGTCAGATATGGGGAGACGCCGACGGCCTCGGCACCGTGATGATTGACGCCATGTCTGAGGCAGGGTGGCGCATCAATCGGTTCCACGGCGGGCAAACCGCGCGCAAGTCGGATGAGTATGCGAACCTGATTGGCGAAGTCTGGCAGGAAGGCTGCTTGCAAATCGCCAGCGGCAAGATCCATCTCGGCAATCTCGACGCTACCACGTTCGACCAGTTGACCGGAAGGAAAAGCGAATGGACGGCCACAGGAAAGCTCCGCGTCGAGGACAAGGACAAGATGCGCAGCCGCGGCTTGAAGTCGCCTGACCGGGCCGACGCGCTGCTGGGCTGTATTGCCTGCGGATCTGCTATGTCCGGCGCGATCGGCATTGATAGCACCGCGGTCGCCAGCAAGTCACCATTCGCCAGCAAGTCGATCAAGCGTTTCAACGCGATTTGATGCGCAAGTGTTCCAAACTGTTTCAAAATAGTCTTGACCTGATCGGAAATGCGCGCTAATCGGTTCGCATGGCAGCAAAAAAGAAGACACCGTCGTCGCTTCAAAACGTAGTCGCGCCATTGCCTGCGCGCTATCGCACCAATGATTTCGATTTATCCAACGTCACTCCGGAGCAAGTGCGCTCGATCCTGCGCAACGTGCGCACCGGCAGGCTTGAAGATCAAGACCGCTTGTTTCGCCTGATGATCGACACGTGGTATCGCCTGCGCAAGAATCTTAATGAGGTCGCAGGAGCCGTGGCCCGGCTTCCGGTGGAAATCATGGCGCCGATCCGGGAAGGAGAAACGGAGCCAAGCGCAAGAGCGCAGCAGATCACGGCCATCGTTAAGCGCGCGCTCGAATCCTATGCGCCAGCACCGCAGGCTTGGGAGCTCGACAAGGAAGGCGCAATCAAGGCGCTCATCGACGCGTATGGCAAAGGCATCAGCGTTCTTGAGGTGATTTGGCACGTTCAAAACGGCATCATTTCTCCGCGCTGCTACGCTCCGACCCCGGCTAAGTATCTTTCCTATCCAACCGACGGCAATCAGGTTGACCGGCTCATGCTGGCCAAGGACGGCGTAAACAACAGCGTTCTTGAGGACTTTCCCGAAGATCGTTTCCTGATTGGTGTCTGGCAGCAAGGCGGCACTCACCCGATTCATTGTGCCAACTTGCGCTCGCTGACAAAACACTGGCTCGGCGCCGTTTACGGCATGGGCTGGTTGATGCAATACGCGCAGCTTTTCGCGATCCCTTGGCGCCATGTGGAAACCGACGGCAGCGATCAAGCGATGATGCGCGCCGAGGAAATGCTCGAAAGCATCGGCAGCAGCGGTTACGCCGTGACAGGCGAAGGCGTAAAGCTCAACATCGTCGAGGGCGTTTCCGGCAGCGCAAGCGCCATGCCGCAATCACATCTAATGGATGTCGCTGACCGCGCGTGCGACATTCTTTTCTTGGGCCAGACGCTTACCAGCGACGTTGGCGACAGCGGCAGCCGGGCTCTTGGCGACGTTCACGAAGGCATCCGCGTCGAGATCATCCAAAGCGTCGCCTCATGGGTCGCCAACATCTTCACCAATCAGCTTATCCCATCGATCGTGCGCTTGAATTTCGGATACGTCCCCGCCGAGGACATGCCTTATGCCAAGATCGTCATTCCTGAGAAACAAGATCAGAAGGCGCAGGCTGAGCGCATGAAGATCATCAAGGAAATCGGCATCGAGGTTCCGCGCGAGTATGCTTACGAAACGCTGCAAATCCCTATGCCGACGGATGGAGAAAAGATCGTCGGAGATCCTGCGCAAATTGCACCGCCTCCAATGGATGAGCTGATCCCGACCGAAGACATGGCTGAGGCCGCGCAGCTCGCTTTGCAAGTTCGCCGGGAAAAGCCGAAGAGCGAACGAGGAATGACCGCGGCCATGCTTTCAAAAGCGCGCGACATTGCTGATCGCAAACCGCTGACCAAAGTGATGGCCTCGCGCATGTTGTCGTTTTTCGAGGAAGCACAGAAGAATCGTGACGATGATGACTTTAACGCGCAAGGGGCATCATGGCAAGAGTGGCACGCTTACGGCGGTGATTATGGCTATGAGTTCGTGAAACGCGCAACAGCTAGTTGGAAATGATTACCAACAAGGAGCTCTCGACCGTAGCAAAGCAATGGCTCTCGCCTATTGACCGGGAGCTGGCTGACCTCATCGACAAATCGCATCGGATGACAATTGGCGCCTTCACTCAAGAAGTTGAGGCGCTGATCCAACGCATCCCGGCGCTGTATTACCTGCTCGACCGGCAGGCGCTGATCGATTCCCTCGAGGATGAGATCGGCCTAGCGATCACCAAAGCACTAGAGCAAAACCTATGAACATCGGCAAATCATTCATCAAGATTGACGTCACCACCGCGGGCGCCGACAAGGTCAAAACGTCGCTGATCCGCCTGGCTGATCCCGAAGCGAAAAAAGCAGGCATCGCAGCCGGAGCGGAAGCTGCGCGATCGGTCGTAACGGAATACTACCGGCTCCGCGGCCGTGACCTTTGGGTCAATCCCTCGGCGCCTACGCACGGCCCCGGCAGGAAGGTCACGCAATGGTGGCGAGGCATCGCGAACGGCTGGTTTGTGTCATCGATCGCCGCAAACGGTGCGACTCTGCGCAACTCTGCAATCGGATTCTCCCACAAGGTCACCGGTGGCGTGATCCGCGCCAAGCGCAAGAAGTCGCTGACAATCCCGATCGTGCCGGAAGCGCACGGAATGACGGCGCGCGAGTATTCCCGCAAGATTTCGCCATTGTTCCGCGTAAAAAATGTGCTGGCAGAAAGCGCTGAAACACCGCAGGGATTCCGCGCGGTTTTCGCGCTGAGAAAGTCGGTGAATCAAAAGCCAACGCCGAACGCGCTGCCACCAGAGCAAGGTTACGTGAAAGCATTCATGGACGCGGCGCTGCGAGAAATCATCGCCTTCATGGAAAAATGAATAAAAATTGATTATGCGTTCGAGCGATTTCGTGCAATGATCCGATCAATGGTTGATTCTAAAGTGTCTGCTGCTTTCGTGCAATCCGTAGAAAACGGAGTGCAGAGCATCGTCTACTTGCCCGAGGGCAATCATCAAATCGCAGCCACCAAGAACGGCCAGCCTGCAAAGCTCGACGTTTCGGTCGACTCGGAATGCTTGGCTTATTTCGCGCAGGATCTTACCGATCGTCAATCACAGAACGTCCGTCCATTTGCCGGCTTCGATCACAAACCCGGCCCAGCGTCGTTTATCCCGCTTGAGTTCCGCTATGAGGACGGCGTCGGCTTGATGCTCGATGTCGAATGGACAAGCGCAGGCAAGGAAGCGATCGAGGGTAAAACCTATTCGTATTTTTCGCCAACCTTCCTGCTCGGCAAGGACAACAAGCCTATCGGCCTTGCTGACAACGGTGAGATCGGCTCGCTTGTCAATGATCCCGCTTTCCAATCCATCCCGCGCATTGCGGCCAACTCCACAATTGAAACTATGAAAGAACTGCTAGAAGCACTGATCGAACTCGGTCTGGTGTCCAATGACGTAGAGCCCGAGAACGCTCTGGAATCCGCCAAGGCTTACGTTGGCGAACTGAAAAAGAAAGCCGATGAGAAGACGGTGACCGAAGCGCCAAACCAAGATGAGGTTATGGCCGCACGCGTCGCTGCCGAATCCGCTCTCGTCGAAGCCAACAGCACGATCGCTGCGCTTCGCCAAGAAAATGACGGCTTGAAGCAATCGCTCGAATCCCACCGGGACGCAGAAATCGAAAGCGTGATCGCTGAGGCCGTGCAAGCTGGTCGCATCGCTCCGCAAGATGAGCAAACCGTGAGCTTTTGGAAATCGTCCATCAAAGCCAATCCCGAGGCAGTTCACGCCTTGCGTGCCATCCCCGGCAAAGACTTGACGACGCCCGTCATCGAAAAACGCGCAGAACAATCTCCCACAGCGAGCTTGAAAGGCATCGAAAAAGTCGAGGCCGCCTTCAAAGCTCAATCCCAAGAATCCTAACACCAAACAAACATGCCTAACAACCTGACATTGCTAGACCTTGCCAAGCTCAACGGACACGATCCGATTGTGGGCTTGATCGAGGAAGTCGCCACCGCTTCGCCCGAAGTTACCACGATCCCCGCTCGGACGATCGCTGGCACTTCTTACAAGACGGTGACTCGTAACAGCCGCCCTGCTGTTGGTTTCCGCGCCGCGAATGAAGGCACGGACGCTTCCAAATCGAACTTCACTGAACGTCTCGTTGAGTGCTTCATTCTTTCTTCCCGCATCGAAGTCGACAAGGCTATCGCGCGCGCTTACGAAGACGGCCCGGAGGCTCTGCAAGCCATCGAAGCTGTTGGCGTGATGCGCGCAGCTATGAGCGCAGTCGGCACGCAGACGATCTACGGCGACTCCGCAAGCTCCAAAGGCTTTGCCGGTCTTCAAACTCTCATCGGTGAGTTTGGCTCCGAGCTCGTTGTTGATGCAGGCGGCACAACCGCAGGCACTGGATCTTCCGTTTACGCCATCAAGGCCGGCAACACCGGCGTGCAGTACGTTTACGGCAACGGCACCACGTTCGATCTTTCGGCTTTCCGTGAAGGTGACGCTGCCGACGCAAACGGCAAACGCTTTGCGGCCCTGATCGCTGACTTGACCGCTTGGATCGGATTCCAGTGCGTCAACAAGTATGCCGTCGGTCGCTTGCGTGATTTGACTGCCGACAGCGGAAAAGGTTGCACCGACGCCAAGATCGCTGAGCTTCTCAGCAAATTCCCCGTTGGCGAGCGCCCCACCCACTTGCTCATGTCGCGCCGCTCGGCGTTCCAGTTGCAAGTCAGCCGCACGACCGCACCAAACACCAAGCAGGAGGCTTTCAACGGCATCCTTCCGGGCGTTCCAACCGAATCCTTCGGCGTGCCGATCATCATCACTGATTCGATCGCTGACAACGAAACCCTCAACTAACCGCTAACATCAAATCACTATGAGCTTTGAATTTAACCGCAATCTCCAAGATGCAAACTATGTTTCGACGGTCGCCATCGCGCAGGCCGGAGCAAACACCGCTGCATTCGATCTTGAGCAAGCAATCGGTGGCGACATTGAGAAAGTCGTTTTCGAGCTGTCTGCTCCCGCCGCCGCTGGCATCACCGACGCTAAGGTCGTAACCTACGCGCTGCAAGACAGCGCTGACGGTTCGAGCTGGGCCGCAGTTGATCCATCGATTACCACCACGCAGACCGCAGCCGGTGGCGCAGGCATCACAGCGAAGTCGATTCGCTTCCGCTTGCCAGCCAACACCCGCCGCTATGTTCGCATTGCCCAAACGATGACCTCATCGGCTGGCACTGTGACTGGCAGCATGGTTGCCCGTCTCCGCTTCTAATCTCGTTTGTTCATGAGGGCGTGGTGCGGAGAGATCCGCGCCACGCTTAAAACTTGCATTCTTATGGCTTGGGTAACTTTGGCATTTTCCGCTTTTCGTAATCGACTCACCTCGAATGAGTTGACGGCTCTGCTTGAGGAAAACGCTACGCCAGAGGACAAGGCAAACGACATTCTAAGCGCCGTCGCCGGCGACATCGTTTCACGCGTCAATGCAGGCCGCCGCAAACGCGGATTGCCAGCGCTGACGAACACAGGCCGCAATGTTCCTCCGGGAGCCGTGCGCCATGCTTACATTTTGGCGCGCCGTGAGCTCACTGACACCTATCCTTCGCTGAGCGATTTCAACGGCGAGGATCGGCGCCTGAGCGTCGAGGAAGCCAACAACTATCTTGACGACCTAGCAAACAACAACGCCGACAGCGACGATAGCGGAGCGGAGTCTTTTGTTTCCGCAACCGGATCATCGTTTCGATTTGGCGGCAAACCACTCATGGATTTCTCGGAATGTCCGTAATCAGAAAGATCGTCGACAGCATCGCAAGGCGGTTGGAAACATCCGACTTTTTCCGAACCGTGCCGATCGTGCCGGTCGTGGTCGAGGATCACAAGGACGTCGAGACGCAAATCACCCGCGCTTTGCAATCAGCCGGAGCGTTCGCCATGGTCAGCTATCAAAGCGCTGAGACGAACGAGCAGAACGTTCCTGGGCCATACCTGACAAGCGTGACCTTTTCCGTGACCGTTTCCGAGATCCCGAGCGTTTGGAGGGCAAAATCTAAGTTTGTTCCGAGCGCCACCGAGATTTCCGAGGCTGTCATGCGCCTGATCCATCACTACGCGCCGGTCGATGAAAACGACGTCGTCATAGCAAACGGAGTGCTGCTTTTCGATGGATCTACGCCGCAGCCAAACGAATCATTTTTGCAGCACGTTATCACTTTTACAATTCCGCTCGCACTGAGCAACGAACTACCAACAAGATAAAACAATGCCAACATTCGACCGCACCACAATCGTAAGAGGGCCATGCAAAATCGCCTACGATTCCCAAACATTTTACAGCAAAGGCTCGGTGACGATCACCACGGCCAACGCAACGTTCGACAAAGTGACCGACGCTTACGGCCCGGTGGGCAAAGCCAAAACGGATTTCACCGTCGTTGTGGAGTTTGAGCCATGCGGCGAGATCGAAGCTCTGGCCGTGCTTTTCCCTTATGCCAGCACGGCAATGGGAGCGAGCATCTACGGCTCGACCGACAAGCCTCTCGTTATTACCGCGGTCGATTCGACCTACACGATTCACAATGCGGCCATTACACAAATGCCATCGATTCGCTGCACGGCAAACAATACCGCTTTCGGATCGGTGACGTTCACCGGCCTGCTTGACAAAGGCGGAGATCCTGCAATTTTGACCGATTACTTGACGATCGGATCAGGTGGCAGCATTGGCGCAGCGTTTTCACCCGCGGCAATCATCACCGCTCCTTACAGCGCTACACTTGGCGCCATCGGGCCGTTTTTCAGCGAGCAAGGATTCGAGATCAATTTTGATCTTGGCCTGACCCCGGTCACAGTTGACGGCATTGGAACGGTCGACATGTCGCTTGCATCGCTCGGCCTGAGCGTCGCCTGCATTCCGACTGGCGTTGCGCAAGCAGTTTTCGACACCTACTTCGGATCGCTCGACGCCGGAGAAAACCTTGCCACCGCAGCGCTCGACATTTCGACGGCCACGGTTGGCGGCTTGAACTTCGATTGCGCAGCGGTTGAAATCATCGATCTGCAGCGCCGTTTCAGCTCGGCAGAAAATCGCGTCGGAACACTGAACCTTGCAGCTCGCAGAACGTTTAGCACTGGCGCTCCAAACGCACTATTCACCGTCGCAGCAGTCGCGTAAAATGTATGCAATCCTTAATCGCGGAACATATTCACTGACCCTCGCAGGAGGGCTTGGGCCGTCGTCTGAAACAAGCGGCTTGTCCATTTCTGGGCAACCGCAGTTTCAGCAGGTTCAATACGTCGACTCAGATCAAGGCGCGCAGTTTTTTAGAGGCGGCACGATGCAAAGCGTGTCGTTTTCTTGCGTTCTGACATTTCCGACATTGCAGGCTGCAGAGGATTACGTTCTCACCACACAACAAGGCATTCTCGATCAGCAAGGGCAAACCGTGACGCTCGGCAAGATCGCCACGACCGGAACGCTACAGGTCGAAACGCTCGCCTGCGTCGGCACGACGACCGGAGCCGGCAACATCAACTGGTCGATTGTGGCTGCTGATCTTGGGACGATCACCGGAACGACTGCCGTTTTGCTCGGTGATACGCCGACGCAATACGCGCTCAAGATTGCCAACAGACTGAACGCAAACGCAAGAATCCGCGCACGCTACACCGTGACATCATCCGGCGCAAACGTGATCCTGACCAAGATCATGGCTGAGGCAAATGATTCGACTTTGGCGCTGACTACAACCAACGGCAGCCCGTCGCCAGGCATCACTGGAGCAACCAGCGCAAACACGACAGCCGGAGTGGCACCGACATTCAGCAATGCGATCACGCTCACAAATGCAAGCGTCATCCTGCAGCTGGCTTACAATGGTTGCAGTGTGACTCAGCAAGTTAACATTTTGGGGAGGTATCAATAATGGCCGGGAAGAACGTCGACATTAGAATCAATACGACCGCTGACACCACGGGAGCCAAACAGGCAACCGCGGCAATGCAGGGGCTCGCTGCCAGCACGCAGCAGGCCGCGGCGCAATCACAGGCGGTCACGGCAAGCGCCGGGAAGCTCGGGCAAACCGCCGGGCAGATCGGTTTGCAGTTGCAAGACGTCGCCGTGCAGGCCCAAAGCGGGACGAGCGCCGTTACGATTTTGGCGCAACAGGGAACGCAGATTGCCAGCATCTTCGGCCCGCAAGGCGCGATCGTCGGCGCGATCATTGGTGTCGGCGCAGTTGCGGCAAAGGTCTTTTATGACATGGCTGTCGCCGCGGCCGTGACTGGCGAGGCAATGGAAGACATGAGCGATGAGCTCAAGGACGCTTTCGGTGATCAGGCCAAGCAGCTTGTTTCCGACTTCAATCAACAGCTGCAAAATCAAGCCAAGACGGCGCAAAGCTTACGCGACAGTGAAATCAATTTGGCTGAGGCGCGAATGCAGCGAGAGCAAGCGGATCAGGCGGTGATTTCATCGCAGGCACAACTCGAAACCGCTGCAGTCAAATACCTCGACGCCACAGGGCAAATCATCAATGCTGAAAAGGCGCTTGCGAAAATCCGCAACGATGAAGCTGAGGCGCAAAGGGCTGCGCAGGTCGCAGAGATTGAAGGGCAAGTGCAAGTTGCGCGCGCTCGATACAATGCCATCACACAGCAATACAATGACGCTCAGGAGCAAGCGGACGCGGCGCAGGCGCGATTGATCGAACTCGAGGCCCGGCAGCAAGAAGTGATGCAGCGCCTTAACATTCACGAAGACGTCGACTCAAAAAGGCGCAAAGCTGGATTGCTCGGAAAAGATGAAAAATCGATGCAAACAAACGCACTGCAAGGTGAGCTCGACTCACTCAAGACGCAGATCGAGGGCGTTTACGACATCATCAAACAAACTCCGCAGCGCCTTCAGGAAGCAAGTCAAACCGCACTGCAGGCAGCAAGTGAGCTCGACATTGCACTGACAACCGCAGAAGGCGAGATCGCATCGATCAACGAACAATTCAATCTTGCCCAGTCGGCCGAGCAAATCACGACGGCGACGAAAGAGATCACCGAAGGAGCGAAAGAGATTCAGCAGGTAGTTGCGGGATTTGAAGCGGTCACGCCTGCGCAGGAAGCCGCAAAGGCATCGATCCTGCAGGCCGTCAAAGATGGCGAAATCACAGCACAGGAGCAGCAGCAGATCGGCCAGAATCTCACAATGCTTTTGACGTCGCTGCGAACTGGGCAAGGCGAGCAATCCACGGCAATTCGCCAACTCATCGAGCTGAACAACAATTTTGCATTGCAAATGCAATCGGCCAACAATGAAATCAGAGCTTTAAGAACGCGCGTTCAGGCGCTGCAAAACATCAGATGATCACGACATGGACAATCGCTGGCGAAACCGGTAAATCATGGAACGCGACCGCGCTTCCATTAGCAGAAAGGTTGATCGCTAACGCAAGGCTAACATTTCGGTCTTTGGCTGTTGATGAACTCGAGCTGCAAATCGAAGCGCAAGACATAAGCGCTTACACGCAACCAGAGCTTGGTCAAAAAATTACGCTTTTTCGCAACGGTAACCGGTTTTTCAGCGGAGTCGTTACAAATAACCCGGTGATGTTTTCGCCGCAATCACAATCACTAAGAATCATTGTTTCTGGCCCTTGGTGGTGGATGGAACGCATCAATTACACAAGCAGCGTCGCAGATCAAGCGGGGACAACAGCAACTCGCATGACCGGCGTTTTTGGGGACGCGGCAAGCGGAACAAATCTCAAAACGGCTATTGAAACCGCTATCGACAGAATGGTCGCGCTTGGTGTGCCGATTGCCAACATCACAGGCGGATCATCCGTGACCACTTTTTTCACCGTTCCCCGAGTAACACTTAATCAATCAACATGCGCTCAAACATTGTCGGAGCTTGTCAGGCTTGTGCCTGACACCATGGTTTATTTTGATTACACAACCGAAACGCCAACATTGCAGGTGACGCGTCGCGCAGTGGCTGATGCGATCAATCTTACAGTTGGAACAAGCGAAATCACATCGATTGACATTCGGCCGGTTTTTGAAATGCAAGTTAACCGCGTAGAGCTTCCATTTGTTGAGCGCAACGTGCTTGGAAAAACGCAATTCAATGCGCAATCAAGCGGAACCGCGGCGACCGGAAGAACGCAAATCATTACAATCAGCGGCCCGGAATTAGACACGTTTTTACCAAATGATTTGTTTGATGTTTCTTATGTGAGATCGGCTGCCGATTTTGAGCAGTTTGTTTTGCTATCAGACAGATCATTCGACAACGCTCGAGGCTCGGGACTTGGAGCTGAATTGACAATTTCCACGACAGTGACAAGCTATTTGACCTATTCGTCAGCAAGTGATACAAGAAACCAAACCGGCGGAATTACAACAACAATCGAGGCTGCGAAATTTGCGCAAGAAAACGGGGAACCGCTTAGCGCGACTGGCTACAATTTTTTAATTGCTGACAACGTGCCGCAATGGGCGATTGATGAATACGGATTGATACCAGCAATCGCAACAGGCCGATGGTCTTATCTTTATGTCACAGAGTTGACCAGATATAATGCTGACTGGTCGTTTAACAATCGCACAATTTACCCGGCACCAGCATGGTTGTTTGCGCTCAACGGCACCACGTTGCGCACAGGCTTTCAATCCGGGCCTTTTGCGTTCAGCATCAACACCGTCCAAATTATCGCAGGGCAATACACGGCTGCCGGCTATTTGAATACGACAACCTATCATTGGACGGGAACAGCCAGAACAGGAACGGGCGCAAACACCATTGTGTTCGCAACAACGGCCAGCAGCGTGAACGACTTTTATGTCGGCGCAAAAATCACTTGGCGCAATCAGTTTACCGATACGATCATAGACTATGACGGTGCTACTCGAACAGCTACGCTTTCGCAATCATGGAGCACGGCGCAAAGGCCGGCCAGCGGTAATACTTACGCCTTGCAGGGCCACCCGCTTTACCGTCCGGCTGACTACTCTTTTATCGCTCCGCCTGCAAACTTGGCAGCAAACTTGCTTGCGGCGCAAAATTTTGTTCCTTATGAGGGCAACGTCGAACTTGTTTTCGAGACTCCGGGAGCAAGCAGGTATCAAGGCCGCAAACTCAACATCGCCAACTCGGTAACAGCGCACGCAACAATGGACGCGATGATCTCGGAAGAATCAATCGACATCCGCAGCGGTGAAACCACACTCACGCTCGGCACGCCGCCCCGGCTCGACTATCGCACCTTCGTCGATCGAATCCGCAAAACTCCACAAGACAACATCGTTTTCACATGAAGCAGTTTCAAGTCACACTAGACACTTCCGGCAACATCCTTTGCAGCGGCGGTTACGTCATCGATTTGGCTGCGTCGACAACGGGAGCGACTCTTGTTGGCGGCACACCGATACCCGGCACGTTTGCGGTGAACGGTGTGCGGCAGGCCACATTTCCCAATTCCGTCTTTATGGGTGGCGCCGGCACGAACATCGTTGTTTCCGGCACGATCCTCGACACGCAAATGCTCGGGCTGTATCAACGCGGCTTGATAACGTCATGGAAAAACCCGTGGTACATCACCAATCTTTTCGGAAACTGGCTCATTGTCAACGATGGCGCAGAAGTAGCCATTAGGATGGATGACAGCCCGTTTGGCGATTATGAGCCTTGGGACTCAAACGCTGAGACAATTTACAACGGGGGCAATCCTTTCATCTTAACGGCCACCGCGGAAGGAACCTTGCAGGAAAGCGTCGCCACCGTGCCAACGGGCGTCGGAACATTGCAAGGAGGCGACTACACGCTTTCGGATTTTCAAAAGTGGACAAGTGACGTCGATCCCGATTTTTACATCGACACGCTGACCGATGGAGCCGCAAGAATTTCAGACGCGACCTCATCGATCGCAGAGCGCTTGCCATCAGATCCTCAGACCGCGGCGGGAACGTATCTTTCCACGGCCTACGGGCAAGCGACATACAACAATGACATTCCGTTTACGCTTGAAATCACGGCCACGCAGGCCTATCCGCGCGAAGGCTATGTTTACGTCGAGCTGACATTCAGCGGCGGCGCTTTCTCGAGCGCGAGCGAATTGTTTTTCGCCGCAACATTGCCGGCCAACACAACAAACGTAAAGGTCATCCCGATCGCTTACAGTGATGGCGCCGGCAGCGTTTTTCAGATCCAAGAAGGGCCAATCTTTATCCGATAAACAAAAATCTATGCAAACAGTCTTGCCAAAAGAAATCAAACAAACGATCAAATTACCATGAGCGGCACAAATTTAGACGTTGCGATCGGCGTTGGTTTGCGCCTGCGCTTCACATGCAAAGATGAGAACGGTGACCCATCGGATCTGACTGGCTACACGGCCTATTCTCAAGCGCGCCTCAGCCCGACCGAGGAGGCCGGGGCAATCGACTTTGAGCCCGCGATCACCGATCCGCTCACAGGAATTATCGAGATTGATTTTGACACCAGCGACGTGACGCCCGGCGTTTATGGCTGGGACATCGTGGTCAAGCAATCCGGGCAATTACCAATTTACATCACCGGCGGCAACATCAAATTTCGCCGGAAAAACACACAAACGCCGCCATGAGCATTTCCAGAGTCATCGTCGAATCAAATGCCAACATCACGGGCTGCGAGGTGTCAAACAACCTTGCAGGGATCGCCATTGTCGAACTGAACCAAGGCCCGGCAGGCCCGGCAGGCGTCACGTCATGGAACCAGCTCGAAGGCACCGCAGACAAGGTGCCATTCACGACCACGAACGGAGGCCCGCAAGCATTGGGCGAGCTGGCATGGCTCGCATCAACCGAGTCTCTCGCATTACGCTTGAAGAACGGCGAGAATCTCGACTTGGGCGAGGAGACGATCTACCACGTCGAGAACAATACTGGCTCGACGATCGCAAAGGGTGCCGCAGTGTCCTACGCTGGCACGACGGGAGCAAGCGGGAAATTGCGCGTAAAGCCATGGAATGGTTCGACGGATTTGCCAGAAGCCTTCATGGGCTTGGCAATGGGCGCAATCGCAACAGGCGAGACGGGCTACGTGACAGCGTTCGGCGCGATCAGGGGCGTGAACACTTCGGGATTCAGCGACGGAGTGATTTTGTATGCGAACCCAACAGGCACAGGTCTGACAGCGACGAAGCCAACGGGAACGCATGTGGTCGCTGCGGTGTGCATTTCGGCGGCGAACAACGGCACGCTTTTGGTGCGTCCGACGATTGGAGGATATGTGGAGACGACGGATGCGCGACTTTCGGATGCAAGGACACCAACGGCCCACAAATCCACTCACGCGACAGGCGGCAGTGATGCGCTGGCACCTGCTGACAT